GACGCGGTCTTAGGTCAAGCGGTGGACCTATCCTGCGAAATCATAGGCGACCTGATGGAGGAGGAAGAGAATGATTAAGTACACAGTAGAAGCATACGCGGATGGCACTAAGTTCTGGTATCTGAACGATAAGCTCCACAGGGAAGGTGGTCCTGCGATTGAACGCGCTAATGGCACTAAGTCTTGGTATCTTAGCGGCGAACTCCACAGAGAAGATGGTCCTGCGGTTGAAGGCGCTAAGGGCGCTAAGTTTTGGCTTCTAAACGGCACCCTCCACCGAGAAGAGGGGCCTGCGATTGAATACGCTGGCGGGGATAGGGAGTGGTATCTTGACGGCAAGTTCATAACAGAACAAGAGCACAAGAAAGCTACAGCTAAAGCTACTTGTGCAGGTAAAGAAGTTGAGATTGATGGCGTGACTTATGTTCTAAAACTAAAAGGACAAGACAATGAGTAACCCGATAGGTACAGATGAGATGCTAGACCGCATCGAGGAACTGGAAGACAAGCTGCGGGAGCCGAAGATGCTTGACACGGTTTGGCTGATGCACACGAAAGATGGGTTTTACCTACTCCAGCCGAGTGAGCGGTGCAAGCCAGAGGACCACGGAAACATAAACGATCACCTCATGATGATCTCAAGTTTTGAGGGGGACATTTTGTGGAAACGATTAATTCAATGACTGACGAAGGCCTGACGCCCGCCGATGCTGCTGTGTTGGCTTACCTGCGCGGACAAGTTGACCGACTGCAAGACGAGCGATGGCGGGCGCACGCACGGCCTAGCATCGCCAACGAACTGCAAATCGCTATGCGTGACCTGCGCGAATTTACGTCAGCAAAGCGGCAGCAGGGGTTCAATATTTAAGAGATCGTGTGGGGCGCAGTTTAAGTTTAAGAGTGTTTAGCGCATTCGGTAACGTCAACCAACAATCACTTTTGCAAGCAGTTGAGCGCCCCACTCGCACGTCATATCAGTGCGCTGAATCAGCCGCAACAAAAAAGGAACAACAAATGAATCGAACGGAAGTTTTGCATCAAGCAGAGAAGTGCATCACGCAAGATCGGGCCGCAACACACGGCAATGCAGAAGATAGCTTCGCATTAATAGGTAAGATGTGGAGCGTCTGGCTTAACCGTGAGGTCTCAGCTTATGATGTCGCAATAATGATGGCGCTATTCAAAGTAGCGAGAGCCAAAGGCAATCCTAGTCACAGCGATAACCTCTTAGATATGATTGGCTATGCTGCACTTGCAGAAGAAATAGCTAACGACAGACCATCATAGCGCTACTTTCAAACGGCTAATGTGCTGGTGTCATTCTGCGCAGCCCGCTTCAATCTGATCTAACAATAGGTTCAGTGATCGCTTTGCAAGTGGGCCACCATCAGCAAGCGCACCTTCCGCAGCCTGAGTCCTAGACTCAAGCGTACCATCGCAGATTGCTCTATCGTTTGGCGTGACGGAGCAAGCTGTCATCAACATCAACGTCATCCAAATCAGTATTTGTTGCGGCCTCAATACGTGCGCGTGTTGCAATGTATTCATTATGTTCATCAACCTTATACTCATACGTCTGCTGGCGTTTGCCTGCAAAGAATGCCCCAGCAATTGACGCGATCAAGACAGCAATGCCAACTATTAAATCAATCATCGGTCACCACCCGCCCACTTGCGCAAACGCTCTCGCATAATCCACATGCCAGACAGCACAACCACTCCAGCAAATACTAAGACAATGTACTGGGCAACACTGTCAAGCGATGACATGGCAGCTATAGCACTGCCTGCACCAGAGGCTACTGTGACTGCCGACGCACGTACAGTGTTGCTCTCAGTGGCGCTGGAGCGGCCCTCTGCTGGCTTCTCTGTCGTAGTCCATTTGTCCTCGCCGTAAACGCGGCGATCTAGTTCGAAATGAGGGCCGTCTTTGAACGATGTCCAGTCGCCACCCCAGATAAGCGGGACACCTTCCTTCTTAGCCGCTGCCTTTACGGCTGGCCCTAGCTTGTCATATAGCGGCCAAGCAAACTCACCCTTGCCAGTAGTCGAATCAATTGGCAGCAGGTCAACTGCGTGTCCAGTCAGGTGACGGCTGTTCATTGTCTTAGAAGCACCAGATGCAACCAGTTGTTCTTGACGTGCCTTTGTGCGCACGCCTTCGATCACTGCAAAATCTAGTGGGCTAGATTGTAGTGCGCGATCAATGACGCGGCGAAGGTCGGGATGAATGCCTTTAAGACTAGCAAGGCTGCGGTTTGAATACTTTCTCATTTTCGTAATGCCTCCTCGATGCCATCCAGCTTCTCAAACACTCGAGCAAAGTTAGACCTAACCTCCTTAAACTCTCGATCATGTGCAATCTTGGTTGCCTCGACTTGCGTCTTTAGAACTTCGATTTCCGTGTGGTGGTTGTTGATCTTGGTGTAGATCATCCAGATAAATGCGACGACTGGTACAACAATGTATTTCAGAAAGAGGTCGATAGTTTCCATTAGTAAACCCTAACCCCCTCTGGTGTTCCATCAACCACAGCCTGAGCCGCAGCACGTTCAGCGTCGTCCTGCACGATCAGCGGATTTGCAACAGTCTCGTATGTTGGCTCGACCAGCGGGTCATCGACATAAGTCAGTTGCTGGATCGTCGGTTCCAGTGGCTCTACAGCGGACTGCACAAGCACACTCTCCATCACCTCATTGCCTTCCTCGTCATACTCACCAGTTGGCTGGTCCTCCCATACCTCAGGACGACCATCAGCTAGACAATAGCGAGCCAGCCGTGCAGTGGCCTTGCGATATTCAAGAAGCTGCCAGTTGAATGTGTTGCGGGCTACGTTCACATCGTGATCCGCTGAGAAGGAAGCCATGAAGGCATCAAAAGCACTGTCAGCTAGGCGGATAGACTTTTCACGGGCTTGGGCATTCCAGCTTCGGCTGATCCACTTCTGCGCCCGCTTCTCAAGCTGTGCTGGGGTGAGGGGCAAGTCGCCCTTGGTTACAAACTGGGTCATGCTTTTACTCCGATCACGCCGATGTCATTGCCGTTTGTGGGCGCTACGTTGAAGGACACTGTGTAAGTGAAGCCATCGTAGATTACCTCATACTCATCGCCAGAACCTTCCTTTTGCAGGAGGCCAGCGTTGAATACATGCAGAGGCTTCCAGCCATTCTCCATTGCGAAGTCGGTTGTGGAGCCATCGCCAGCAAACCAAAACTGCTGCTCTTGGTAGCCCCCCTGATTGCGCAGGGAAGCTAACTCTTCACGCAGGTTGACTGCGGGTTTCTCAATGTAAACAGTCATGATTTACTCCTCGACCACTAGGCCATTGCTGGCACTGATTGCAGTACCGACTGCGGTTGTTGTGTTGGACACTCGACGGAGACCTTGGAAGACACTGCGTCCACCGCTGGTTCCTACGTGCAGTAGGCCCGTGGCATCGTCGTGAGCCAATGCTGTGACAGCGTCAGAGGTGCCGTAGAGTGTGGCTTGGGCATTCTCTTGGAACAGGAACTTCTCGTCGTTGTAGATTTTAGCAATCTGTTCGGCGGATGGGGCTGTGCCTGAGATGCGCCAGAGGGCTAGGGAGCCATTAAACGAGCCTGAGCCACTAGCTCTATTCCCAATCCGAAGAACCGCAGCAGAGTTTGTTATGTCGGTGCTATTTGCAATACTCCCTTTTAAGTACCCATCTATGAACAGTTTTATAGTTCCGCTTTGACGAATGAGCGTAAAGTGAAACCAGTTTAAATTAGGTACAGAAACTGATACCCCAACCGCACCGCCTGATCCGTGGACAAACCCATAAAGTTCTGTCGATGTTCTAATCAGACCAAAGCGGCCACCTGTATTTAACGGCTCGGCCCTCTCCATGCTGTAACCTGTTGAGCCACCAGACATCCAACCCATAATCGAGAAGTCACCCGTCCCAAAGTCGAGGTCAGGGCTATACGGCTGCTCAAGGTAGTTACTCGCAGAGAACCCAGAGTAGGCCACCAGATCAGCGCCAGTGGCTACAGGTGTGCGGGTTACAGTGCCGTTGACGATCAGGCCGTTGGCGTTCACCGAGCGGTCTGCGTCTGCGAGTTTGACTGAGATCTTGTCTAATGATACGCTAACGCCTGCCCCCACGCCCATTACAGAAAGGTAAGTAGTTGCTGTTGTGGCTATAAAGGTGAGGCTTTTCGATGCGCTAGTCGCAAATCCTGTGCTACCATTGGCGAAGGAGCTAGGATGTGTTCCTACATAAACCGAAGTGGAGGCTGGCCCAGTTGTAATTTCAACTCGGTAGGCTTTTCCAATAACAGTTGTGATGGCTTGGCTCGCCAACCTGTTTGTTGCTCCACCAGTAGTCCCTGACAGGAAGCCCGCAGTAGAAGTGTCTGTAGCAGTTGGCTCAAACGTCCACCCACTCGTATCACTATCAAACGTCCCATTCGTCACCAACTCACCGCTACCCACCAAGTCAGTGTCGTCGGTGTCAGACAGGAAGGCACCCTTGATGTCGCCGTTCATCCAGCCTGTGTTGTAGGTGGAGGTGGTGTAGGCGACCATGCTGCTATCTTCTACAGCAGGGTTAATGTCAAAAAGCGCAACCCCCTTGTTGTTAGCAAATGCTTCCGATTCAATGGCGGTAATTGTTCCAGAGCCAATAGGGCAGGCAATGCCAATCGCCCCTGATCCAGCATGGTTCATACCAGACGCAGTAAACCCATCAGCAGACGGTATGGAGTATGTGCGGTAGCTTGTAGAGTTTGACGTGTCCCACAAAATACCATTGCCATAAAAGGTGATGTTGCCTGCGGGTGATGTCACAGCACTATCAACAACAGTCCCATCATCCTTGATAACACTCACGCCACCGTCAGTCGCCACTGCAATCGTAGGCACAGGAAGCCCAGTAGCTGCATCAATAGGGGCGTTGGGTAGCACGGTCATGGCTACGTCGTTGACGCCAGACCCAACCATTTCGGGACCGCTACCTGAATACGTCAACCCGTCATTTCGCTCAGAAATAACCCCGTTATACTCCCAGTAGATATTTACCGGGGCGCGCAGATTGTTTGCTTTGTCTGCCGCGAAATCAATAATGCGACAGCCCCCGCGCCCCACATTGGTGTTGTCTGAAGAAACCAAGAGAGTAGAGCCAAGCATCTCAACAGCGGTAATGGGGTCTTCCGGCAAAAAATTGGCTGTTGCTCCAATCCCACCAGCAGCATTAAACACCATCCACATAGGCAGACTTGGATCATCACCATCGTAGATCGTGACCTTGTTGCTCTCAGCCACAATCACAGCAACAGCAGGGAACTCACGGCGAGAACCACGAGTAGCAGTGTTCAGCGTCTCGTTATACCAGCTTGTGCCTTGTGTGCGCTTACGCCATGCACCACCGTCACTGTCCTTCGAGGTATCATAGACGAACACGTCAGTGGCTGTGACAGCCTTGGTAGCTGCTATGGCCTCTAGATCAAAGCCAGTAAGCGCAGCCGCAGTGTTTGTTGCCGATGTAGCAGCGGCTTCAGCGGCCAACTTGTGGAGGCTTGCAGTGTCACGGTAGCCAAGCGCCTGAGTGGCAGCAGAGTCGGCGTCAGCAGCGTCTTCCGCAGCCGTAGCAGCAGAGGACGCAGCAGAAGCAACGGAACCCTCAATGCTAACAAGCGCATCAATCTCAGCGGCAACTGCGTTAACGTTGCCAATTGATCCAGCCACAGTCGAGACTTGACCAGACACTCCAGACACAGCAGTCACGTCAGATGAGATAGCAGCAACAGTGTTTACGCTCGTAATGCTTCCAGCCACTGAGCTAATATTAGAAGAAGCCCCAGCAGCAGTCGCGATGTCAGCAGAGTTTGTGTTCACAGTAGCAATAGCGCCAGTGATGCCAGCTACAGTAGAGACCTGATTAGCAATTCCAGCTACAGTAGAGACGTTTGCGGAAACCCCAGCGACAGCGCCAACGTTAGCTAGGTTATCAGCTACAGAAGTAACGTCAGTAATTCTATTCGCAACGTCATTCACGTCATCTATGCTGTTGCTGACAGTAGAAATACTAGCAACGTTTGTGTTAACAGTTCCAATTGCAGTGCTTAGACCAGAGACAGTAGAGACATCAGCGGAGATAGACGCAACATTGTTTACCTGAGTAATGCTGCCAGCAACTGTCCCGATATTACCTGTCGCAAGGGCAACCGTGTCTATGTTGCCTATCCTTCCCGCGACTAGAGAAACCTCGCCAATGCTATCGGCCACATCGTTAACGTCAGCAATCGAAGCAGCAACAGAACCTACGTTAGCAATGCCAGACGCCACAGTGTTTACATTTGTAAGCCCAGCGTTGACTGCAACAACAGAGGCAATGTTGTCACCAACAGCGTTTATCTCAGTTACATAACCACCAAGCGAAGTCAAAGTACCGCTAATCCCAGCCAGCGATGCAATCTCTGAGGTGACTGAGCCAATGGCAGTCAGGTCATCGCCAGAAGGCCCGACCTCAAGAGCGCCAGTTGTTGAGTTAAACTGGATGGTCTTGCCCTTGCGGGAATCAATGCTTGGGAGGGTGACACTAGCGCCAACTTCATAGTCATTAACTTGAATGGCGCGGCTTGCCTTGTCGTCAATGTCTGCAATCTGAGCGATGATTGTATCGAGCTGATCGTTAATCGCAGGCGCAGAATAAGTAGACGTTAGATCAGTTGATCGGCCCAGAGGTACGTCGCGTGTAATGGCAATCTTGTCTGACAATGCAGCGCCAACTACCAAGGTAATGCTGCCAGTTGATCCATTGCCGCCAGTGACCGTGTAGTCAGTCGAGAATGACTTCAGTACGCCGTTGAGATATACCTTCAAGTCACCTGAGTCGAAGAAAACAAAAGGAACTGGAAAGGATGTTTGCCCCAGAGTCGCTGAGTAGTTAATCCGTGGGCTGTTGTCAGAAACGTTGATTGTCATGTGTCACCTCTTTTCCATTAAATCCCACAGAAAGAGGTGACGCATCAACGCACAAAGAAGCTAAGACATTTAGTAGCGCTTAAACCCAGACGGACCATCAACCTCTTCTGCGATTGCATTCGTCATGTTGTTGACCAATCCCTTCAGGAACCAAAGACGGGCAAACGGCATGTTGCGGATCAACTCCTTAGTTCCCTCCCCAGGATTTCCTGTCACAAGGTCATAAGCCCCACGCACTATGTCAGAGCCGATGCTAGGGCCAGCTCCAAGTACGCCAGTAACAGCATCAACCGTATCAGGCTTCTGTGGGAAGCGTGGCTGCAAAACTCCACCAGTAATGTTTGGCCCGCCAAGAGCTAGGGAGGTAGACATAGCGGTGTAGAACATATCAGAATAAAGCGGAGCTATGCCTGAGTAATCGAAGGCTCTAGCAAACTGATCTTGGAACTCCATCTCAACAAAGTCTGGTGTCTTGTACTGAAGGAGCATGTAGCCAAGACCCATTGCAACAGCACTACCAATATACTGGTTCTTTATCTGGCCTTGAGCCATAGCGCCCATGGTCTTATTCACGGCGGCGAGGGAGTAGCTGTAGAACTGGAATGGCAATCCAAGCAGTCCATTTTCAATACGAGAGTAGCCCTTGTACTTCGGGTCTTCCTTCATGCCGAACTGTTTAGCAACGCGCATTGGAATGTAGACAACGCCATCAGTAATAATTGGTTTATCAGCAGGCGTACCCATGAGGATTGTGTTCATAATCCCAGAGCTAAGAGAGCTGCGGAATGTCTCAACGGTCTCAGGAGCTACTCGCGCCTGCGCTTTAATCTCAGTGGTTGCCAGATCGTTAATAGCATTCTCGTAATCAGCCTTGCCTGCGCTTGTACGCTTATCAAAGCCAAGGCTCTTAGAGGAATGTATTGTGTGCATGATTTCATGCATCTTGATAAACGTTACCAAATCATCTGGGCTATTAATAATCCCAGACTCGATTGGCTTTACGCCCTCAACGCGAGGGTTTTCCCATCCACGCTCATTCCACATCACATCCTTGATATACTCCTCGTCGATGTAAATCTTGCCTTCAGACTCACGGTAGAAAGCAGGCTTATAGCGACCACTTGCTGCGTAGCTATTAGTAGGGCCAGAAACTATTTCAGCTTTGGTTGACGGGAACTCAATCGTATTAGTCCAAGCCTCAGTGTTAGCCATATACATGCCAGACTCAGACTTCTGCCAAGGCGCATTGGAAATTGCTTGAGCCTTTTGTGCATCAATGCCGTAGCGGGAAAGATATTCCTGCTCCATCTTCGTGGCCTTGCCTTGAGTAAGGCGCACAGAATAATCAATCAGCGTATGGCTGCGCATCATCCCGTCAAAGTCTTTAAGTAAACGAGTAATTGGGGCAAGGCCGTTGAGCAGGTAGAAAGCATCTTT